TGATAAATTTAATTAATGCCGTATGACAATATAAAACCAATCTCAGAGCTTCAGTACAATATTATGATCTATGTGGATCAATGGACACACAAGCAAGACAACCCCATAAGTCAAAAATCAATCATTCAAGAGATGGAGAAGCAAGGCCGTAAAAAATATACAGTAATCAACGCAATCAATCGGCTACTGGTTAAGGGATATTTAAGACGAGGCATTGTTAGGTCAAACTCAAGTTATTATGTACAAACTAGAAGGGTTTAATGAACAATCAATCATTAAACAAAAACAAAGACGATTATAGTACACTACAAGAGCTTCACCTCTGGTAAAAGTAGTTAAAATATGCTATATTTAAGTAGTAGATAAAGGAAAACATGTTAAAAACACAAACACCATTAGAGAGTTTACTTCAAAAAACAAGACCAACAGCAGGAATTAAAGCTACAGAATACACACCAAAAACACCAGGATTTACAACAGGACAAACAACAGGACAATATAAACCAGCACCAATTAAGGGAAATATAAGTCAAAAGTTTGCACCAAACACACGAAAAGATACTCAGTATATAGCACCAAAAGCAAAGTTTGCGCCTAAAGTAGTTCCTAATGCAGTTCCAACAACCCCAAAAACTGGATTACCAGCAAATAAAATAACAATGAAAAACTCAAACGCCTATAAAAGAGTTAAGTATCAAACAAGACAAAAACCACTAAAAATGAATAAAGCGGCCAAAACAAAAACAACCAAAAAAGCCAAGAACAAAGCATTTACTTATATTAAAGGGAAAATAAAAGCCCTTAAAAAGCTATTAGCCAATTAAAACAATGACAGACAAACTAGCACCTATTCCAAACCTAGACGATAAAGAAAACAAATTCAAAGAAAAGAAACTAGATATTCCAAGCGTTGGCCAACCCTTAATGTATAAGACAGCTAAAGAGCTAGAAATACGTATAGACGAATACTTTCAGGTAGAAGATAAACCAACACTATCAGGATTAGCGTATTATCTTGGTATGTCAAGGAAAACACTATATAACTATAAAAAGAGAGATGAATACGTACACATAATAAATAAAGCAAGAAATAAAGTAGAAGATATTTACGAACAACGATTATTATACTCTGATAAGCCTACTGGGGTGATCTTTGCCCTCAAGAACATGAACTGGACAGACCGACAACAGATAGAGACTAAAATCGAAGCTGTAGTGCCTATTATGCAAGGAACAGCTAAGGATACTGACCTATTAGAAGCTAATAATGACGCTAAATAAGCATACAAGCTACCCTCTTTCATACCCAAATACCCCTAAATACACCTAAATACCCCTAAAACCATGCTTAAACTATCTTATAGTGAATAACTATAGGCAAGTAGTACTTGAGTAATGAGTAGCTTGTGGCACGGGCTGTATCAAATAAGCACACAACCTATAACAAAGAGGGTAGTAGGTAGGGTAGGGCATAGGTAGGCAGTAGGTAGGCTATAGGGTAGGACATAGGGGGGGTGGGTGGTGTTATATATAGAGATATTAGACATATAAGAGCATAAGAGGAACGTAAAAGGGAAGGGGGGGTAGGGGCGCAGGGGTGAAGAAGGGGGTGGTTAGTAGTACTCTTAGTCTAGACTCAGCTAATTTTCAAATGTTTACTTAATTACTCAAGATGAAATATTTTTTCTGTAAAAATGGATACTTCTTATAGGTTGTGATACTATGGATGAGGGAATGGATGAGGGAATATATGACAATTATTTTCGTACTTTTAAGCGTATATGAATTACTTTACCTGATTGAGAATGGAGGCTCTTTAGCTTTTATCTTACTGGTTTCTTTTGTTTGTAATGCCATTATGGCTTGGAGAATGTTGGAGAATGGATGTTCGTAAAGACTAAGGCCTACGATAAGTTACTGACGTTAGATAAGCGTATTCGTGGCGTAGCTGGTGGTACTAGTGCTAGTAAGACTGTTTCTATACTTTTGTGGTTAATTGACTACTGCCAGACTCATGAGAATAAAATTGTGTCTGTAGTATCGGAATCCTATCCCCATTTAAAGAGAGGAGCTATGCGTGACTTTCTTAATATTATGGAGACTCATGGATATTTTAATCCTAATTTGTGGAATAAGACTGAGAGTACCTATCAGTTTGGGAGTACGAAGTTAGAGTTTTTCAGTGTAGATCAATCTGAAAAGGTTAAGGGTGCTAGACGTGATATTTTATTCATTAATGAGGCTAATAACGTCTCTTACAATACCTACGATCAATTAGAGGTGCGTACTAAGGACTTAATCTGGTTAGATTGGAATCCCGTCAGAGAGTTCTGGTGGTATACCGATGTTATGCCTAACCAGGATGTTGATTTTTTAATCTTAACTTACTTAGATAATGGAGCTTTGGATCGTAGAATCGTAGATACTATTGAGGCTCGTAAATCTAATAAACAGTGGTGGAGAGTCTACGGACTCGGACTACTGGGAGAAGTTGAGGGTCGTATTTATACTGGATGGGCAATTAAAGACGAAGTTCCTCATAATGCTCGTCTTTGGAGATATGGTTTAGACTTTGGATACTCAGTAGATCCTACTTCTATCGTTGCCGTCTATGAATATGATGGTGGATTAATTTTGGATGAACTCTTATATCAGAAGGGAATGAGTAATAAGGAATTAGCTGACGTTATGAAGAATCATAAACAGGCTTTAATTATTGCTGACTCTGCTGAACCTAAGTCTATTGATGAAATTAGAGGCTATGGACTATCTATTATTGGCAGTCGTAAGGGTAAAGACTCAATTGTTAATGGAATCTCCTACGTTCAGGAGCAACGGATCACAATGACTAGAAATTCAACTAATTTAATTAAAGAATATCGCAATTATATGTGGATGAAAGATAAGGACGATAAGACTTTAAACGTTCCTAATGGATTACAGGATCACTTAATGGATGCTTTAAGGTATGCTATTGCTAACGGAAGAAAAGTAGAATGGAAACAACGACCAGTCGGAGGAATTAAACCATACTATGATGGTATAGGGATTTAACTTGACTCGAAGCAGTTTCTTTTGAGAGAATTTGACTATGATAGACATCACTAAACCCAAAACACTCGAAGGAGTACCACAGACACCAGAGATGACCATGCTTCTCAATAATAAGCATGATGGATGGAACTACAGAAAACGTAGACATCAGGATTGGAGAGAGAATTACTCACTTTATAGAGATAAAGTTGTAGTAAATCGTCTCACTCAACGTCAATCAACTAACATTCCTTTAATGAAGCAGACAGTCAAGACACTTTTAAAAGATGTTGATGATATGCCAGTGCTTTATTTTGAGAATTTAGACAATGATAAAGAATCTGAGGTCTTTTTGAATGAATATTGGAAATGGACTGTAAATGCAAACAAACTTTCAGAGCAAGATATTGTAGATAAGAAACAGGTATTCTTATTTGGAAGATCTTTTACTCAGATGCAGATCGTAGATGGTATGGTTAAGTTCACTACTGTAGATCCTCAGGATATCTTAGTTTCTAGATACGTAGATCCTTATGACTTAAACTCGTCTAGGTATTTAATTCACGCACATATTTATGTTCCAGTTAATGATTTAGGTAATAATCCTGATTATGATCCTAAGGCAGTTAAGAAATTAAAGAAATGGCACGCCACAAGAGAAGGATTAGTTAAAGTTGCTAGTAATGACTACTTAAATGCTGAGAAGAATCAGAAGATGCAAGATATGGGTGATAATGGTATCGATAGTCCAATTCTAGGTGAAGGTTACACTGAGTTAAATCAACACTTCGTTATGAGAGATGAAGGTGAAGGAGAACAATTCTACGTTTACGTGGAAGCTGATGACCAAGTAATTCTAATGAAAAAGAAACTTGAAGATATTATGGGAGTCACTAAAGATCACTTTTGGCAAACTCATTTACCTTATGATACATGGGCTGATGATCTTGAGAGACAAGACTTCTGGTCTGATGGAGTTGCTGATGTAGTTCGTACCCCTAATAAAGTTTTAAATTCTTTCTACTCACAACTAATCGAGAATAGAACTCTGCGTAATTACAACATGCATTACTATGACTCTACGAATGTTCAAGATACATTTATGCCTAATACCTTCAATCCTGTTCCCTGGGGATGGTATGGCGTTCCAGGAGATCCTAATCAGTTCATGAAAACTGTTCAAGTACCTGATCTTAGTGAATCCTTAGACGAGATGCAATTTATTATTGATATCGCTGAGAAAGCTACAGGAGCTACTGCTACTCAACAAGGTAGTGTTCAAAAGAAAGAAGTTACACTAGGAGAAGTTCAACTTGCTTTGGGTGAAGCTAAAGAACGTGTTAAAGGAATGAGTAAGTTCTATACACCTTCATGGAAACGTAAGGGTGAGATGTTCTTTAAAGTAATTGAAGGATCACCTGAGAAGTTAGATGCAGTTAAGATTTACAAAAAGGGTAACAATTCCTCTGATATTTATGAGAGAGATATTGAACCTTCTGATTGGATGACCAAGAGTGGCTATTCAGTTACAGTATGGAGCTTAGAAGAAAAGCAAACTCAGGACTCTGATATGTTGCAAAAGCTAAACGCTACAGCTACACTGATGCCATTGAATGGAAAACTTAAAGAGATTTACCAACGTAAACTTTTAGAGTTTGATGGTTTAAGTCCTGACGAGATTAATGCAGTTATGGAGGAAGAAAAGAGGATGCTACAACAGCAAGCTCAACCTCAACAACAACAAGGACAACCAGTTCAAGATGATACTGTAAACAAACTAGAAGCTATCAGGAAAAATATTAATCAAACAGCACAATGAAAAAACAACTATTAAGCGAAATTGGATAAAGGGAATTTATGATAATAGATGAAATTTTAAATAAGGTTGGAGTTAAATACGACCAATTAACTATAGATGAACAAGAGACTTTACATTCTTGGGTAGGTGCAGTTGAAACAGCACAAATGAACTCAATTAAGATCAAAGAGTATATCGCTAGTATGAAACACTCAGTCTCTTTGGAACTATCTACATCAAAGTTAGGTAAAAAAGAAGATATGTATTTAAAAGCACGTTTGAGAAACTACATCTTATTAGAGGCTTTCTTGGAATCACCAGAGAAAGCACAAAAGGCTCTTGATAGAGCAATCGCTGGAATTGTAAGTAATAAGAAATAATAATTATCCTAACCACCTAAATGGTGACTGGAAAGGAACAATATGGCAGACAATCACGTCAAGCCAACAAGTGAAGAATTAGAAGCTAAATCTCTTGAGGCTCTTGAGGAACTTGAAGCAACTGAAGAAAAAGAAGTTGAAGATGTTGCTGAAGTAGTTAAAGAGGTAGAGGAAGTTGAGGAAACTCATGATGAACCAGAAGAAAAGGATAGTGTCGAAAAGAGTGATGAAAAAAGCGATGAAACTGGTGACGAAGAAGTTCAAGACGAAGAAGATTATAAAGAGAAGTTCATTCAATCTACTAGAGAAGCTCAAGTTCTATTTCATAAAAACAAGAAGCTAAATGATGCGATGGATCAGGCTAATCAAGTTCTTCCTCCAACTGATGAAGAATTAAAAAAGGAATATTCTGATTGGGATATCATGTCTGACTTCGAAAAGAAGATGGGCAGAGAATCTTTAGTCAATACTCGTAGATTTAATGCTATTGATGAAGTCGTAAAAGACTCGAAAAGAGAAGAAGCATGGAAAAGTAAAATTGATACATTTTTGGATGATCCAACAAACCTGGTTAAAAACCCAGCCCTAGAAGGAAAGCAGGATGACTTTAAGTCTTTTGCTAGTAAGCCAAGTCGTAGAGGATTAGACTTTGAAGATTTAATTGCTTCATATCTTTATAAGGCCGATCAAGCCAAACCAAAGAAAAAGAAGGGTTCTTCATTACTATCTAAATCAACTTCTCAAAAGATTAAACCAAAATCAGGCAAGCTAACGTCCGAACAAGGTAGAGCATTAAGAGAAACTGATTATAGTAAATGGAAAGAAATGCTTAAAGCAGACAAGATCGAGTCCATATAACTTTGACTTGACATAAAGTATATTTCTAATCTAGCCTATTAGTACAGCGACTTCCTAACCCTTTAATTAAGGACTGGCAAAAGTCAGTATAAATTATTAGGAAAGGAAATATGGCAAGTGCATATTCAACCACGCTCGCTGAAGGCTTCTCACAAAGGCTTTTAAAAGAGGTTTACGATAAATCCCTAACGGATGTTATTGTAAATAGAGATTATCAAGGTGAGATTAATGACGTGGGTTCAACGATGAATATCTTGAACTTCGCTCGTATCTCAGAGAAAACTTATGATGGATCAGATTTATCTGTTGATTCACTATATGAGAACAACGCTGTTCTTACTATAGATCAATATAAATCTTTCTACTGGAGAGAGAAAACTCTTGACAGATGGAAATCCTACATCAAGAATCCTCATGCAACCGTAGTTCAGCAAAAAGCTGACGAACGCAATAAGAACATGGACGAATACGTCTTAGGTCTTTATGCTGATGTGGGTGCAGGAAATAGAGTCGGTACAGATCATGATGACGGTACAGTTACAGTCGCAGTTACTACTGGTGTAGTTACTGGCAGTGCTTCTAACTTTACTGAAGATATGAT